AGTACCTATGTGCCTAGCACTTTTAATTTCATATTTAACAAAATAACACTTGACAAACACGAAAAAGTATGATATAATATATAGGTACTTTACGTACATTCAGTATTCTTTAACAAAGGTAAAATACGATGACTCAAGAGTTAGAAACATATTTCAACAATTACTTTGCTATGTTTAGATCAGAAGGCTGGAAACAGCTAATCTCTGACCTACAAGGTAATGTTGGACAGATCAACTCAGTAGAAATGACTACGGATAATGATAACTTGAACTTTCGTAAAGGTCAGTTAGCTATCCTGGCAACTATACTAAATCTTGAAACACAGATTGATAACGCTCATGAACAAGCAGAATCAGAAGACTCTGAAGAAGCTAACGATGAGATTGTTTGATTTTAGATGTCCTTGCGGCAAACTGTTTGAAGATTTAGTTAAGTCTGATGTCACAACTTCTAGGTGCAGTTGCGGCTTGGACGCTAAACGTGTTATCTCCCCAGTGAGATCTAACCTTGAAGGTATCAGTGGAGACTTCCCTGATGCACATGATAGGTGGGTTAAACGTAGGGAGCAGCACATGGCACATGAACGAAGGCAAACCTCTTAAATAAGAGAACCTTCATACTAAACATCTCCACAATACTAAGGTACGGAGTTAATAATGGCTAAGATTATTGAACCTGAGCGTCAGCAGGATAACCAAGAAGAAAACGAACAGCAACTAGCGATGTTTGAACAAGTAGAGGAACAACAGGAAACTCCTGAACCCCAGGAACCTGAGATCCCAGACAAGTACAAAGGTAAGTCTGCTGAAGAACTTGTACAGATGCACCAAGAAGCTGAGAAGCTATTGGGCCGACAAAGTTCTGAAGTAGGTGAGCTACGTAAGGTTGTTGATACGTATATCCAGACACAACTCACAGAAGATACTAAAGAAGCACCCCAACAAGACGAAGAAGTAGATTGGTTTACAGACCCTGATAAGGCTGTAGATAGGGCTATTCAGAACCATCCTAAGATTAAGGAAGCTGAAGAACTTACAAAGCAGTACAAGGCAAGCACTGCACTATCAGAGCTACAACGTAAGCATCCTGATATGAACCAGATCTTGCAAGATGCTAACTTTGCTGAGTGGATTAAAGCATCCAATGTTAGGACTAGGCTGTTTGTAGCAGCAGACCAGCAGTACGATAGTGAAGCCGCTGATGAGCTATTTAGCTTGTGGAAAGAGCGACAGAACATTGTACAGCAGACTGCCGCTGTAGAGGAGCAATCCCGTAAGCAAGCAGTTAAAGCAGCTTCTACTGGCAATGCTAGTGGCAGCACTGAATCAGCACCTAAGAAGATCTATAGACGCGCAGACATTATTAACCTTATGAGAAACGACCCTGATCGCTATGCTGCTCTACAACCAGAGATCATGAAGGCATATGCAGAGAAACGGGTCAGATAGTATATCTTAGGAGATATTTATTATGACTGATTCCACATATCCCGCAACTGGCGGGTTCGTTGACAACACTAGCGCAGCTACTTTTATTCCAGAAATCTGGAGTGACGAGATTGTTGCAGCCTACCAGAAGAACCTCGTATTGGCAAACCTTGTCAAGAAGATGTCTATGGCTGGCAAGAAAGGTGACACGATCCATGTGCCTAAGCCTGTCCGTGGTGACGCTCACGCTAAAGCTGAGAACACTGCTGTAACGGTTCAGAACGCTACGGAAAGTGAAGTTCAAATTTCTATTAACAAGCACTTTGAATACTCACGTTTGATTGAAGACATTACGGACGTACAAGCTCTTAGCTCACTGCGTCAGTTCTACACGGAAGATGCTGGCTACGCTTTGGCGAAGCAAGTTGACACTGACCTGCACAGCCTGGCTACTGGCCTTGGTGCTTCCGGTACGTCTTCTACGACTTACCTGAACAACGGCGGTACGTTCTTCGTAGACGCTACTAACGGTCTGTCTACTTACACGGCTGACACGGTTGTTCCTGCTGACGTATTCACTGACGCTGGTTTCCGTGGTCTGATCCAGAAGCTGGACGATGCTGATGTTCCTATGGAAAACCGTTGCTTCATCATTCCTCCTTCAGTTCGCAACACTATCATGGGTATTGATCGTTACGTAAGCTCTGACTTCGTAAACAACGGTCAAGTCACCAACGGTCAGATTGGTCAACTGTACGGCATTGACGTATTTGTTAGCACTAACTGCCCTGTTGTTGAAGCTGCTGGCGATAACTCTGCTTCTTCTGTAGACTCTCTGGGCGCTCTGTTGATCCAGAAGGATGCAATTGTAATGGCTGAACAACTGGGCGTTCGCTCTCAGACTCAGTACAAGCAAGAGTTCTTGGCTAACCTGTTTACTTCAGACACTCTGTACGGCTGCAACGTACTGCGTCCTGAGTCAGGTGTAACTTTGGTTGTTCCTAAGTAATAACCATTTAACTGGGGGCTGCTACGGTGGCCCCTAGTTTTATTGAGGTAGCTGAGTATGAGCATAGTAGCTAGTTTGGTCGGCCCAGTATCAGGGCTGCTTGATAAGTTTATTGAGGACAAAGACCAGAAGAATGCTTTGGCTCATGAGATTGCTACTATGTCTGAGCGTCATGCTCAAGAGTTAGCTAAAGGTCAGCTAGAAGTAAACAAAGTAGAGGCAGGACACTCTAGTTTATTTGTTTCTGGATGGCGACCCTTCATTGGCTGGACATGTGGATTAGGCATGTTTGGTAACTTTATCACAATTCCGTTTTCTAACTTTGTATTGGCTCTAGCAGGTATAGACATTGTTATACCTTTAGTACCACTAGAAACTATGATGCCTGTCCTTATGGGTATGTTAGGTTTGGGTGCAATGCGCTCATTTGAGAAGACAAGGAAATAAGTAGCTGATGTCTCTAAATCTTGATTTTAGTAATTTTAATGTTGACTTGTCTGGCCTAGGCGACTTTAGTTTAGACTCGTCTAGCTTGTCTCCTCTTTTGCAGGACACTACTTCTGACCCTAGCCCGTTAGACATACGTAAGGCAGAGATTGCTGCTGAAGTAGCTGCTAAAGCAGCACAACAGCCTGTACAAACTGTTAGAGAAACTGCTGATTTATCTGCCTACTATGACGCACTACGTCAAGGAACTACAGTATCTGATATAGATACAGTAGGACAAAGCTATGACCAAGTTCTTAATGAAACTTTAGCTAACCAAGGTTTTGTAGACACAGACTATGCAGAAGGGGGTGGTGCAGGAGTTTCTAAACCAACCATATCTGCTTTTACTACTCCTGACTATGCTCCTAGAGAGCTAGGTAAGTTCCAAGGTAATCTCTCTGCACACACGTCAAGTTCTTTAGGTCAGATCAAAGAGTTCCAATCTCGCCTTGAGCCTCTAATGGCTCCAGAGATGGCTCGTTTGCAGACACAGGAACAGTTAGACTACAAAGATGCTGTTGAGCAGGCTTACTTACAGAATCCTGAGATTCAAGCATTGTACAACGAGTACGATGTAAAGCCTTTCAGAGCTACTGAAGATGGTTCTATTTATCTATATGACCCGTTTACTTTTGGTGAGATTAGAACACTAGAAGTAAAAGACAATGATCTAAAGAAAGCTATAAAAGCAGTTACTCAGATTGGCGTAAGTATTCTTACAGGTGGTGCAGGAGCCACTATGGGACTTACAGGTGCCGCAGCCGCAGCAACAAGTGCCGCTGTATCAGGATTTACTACGGCTGCGTATGGTGGAGATAAAGACGCTATCCTTAACTCTATGTTAATGGCTGGCGGTACTTCTTTACTTAAAGGTGCAGTTGATAAAGTTAAGCAAGGTGTAGAGAACGTAGCTGAAGAAACTCTACAGGCTGTTAGTCCAGAACTAAGTGTTGAGTTACCAGAGATAGTTTCTGCTGAAGCTGCAGAAGCTGCGGTAACTGACCCTAGTAGTGTTATAGACTTAGCAGGAGATCCTTCTGCTTTTGGAAATATAGATATTGCAGCTTTTACTCCTGAAACTGTTGCTTCTACTTTAACTGATTCTCAACATTTTACTAACACTATTAAAAGAATTGTAGATGATGTTGGTGGAGACGCTGCTTATCAAAACTTAACTCCAGATCAGTTTGGGCAGCAGTTGCTTAAACATGGGGGAGGAAGAGCTTACAGACAGATCTTTGAATACGGAGGAGATCCAAGAGCTTTAGTAGATATTCCTAATGAAATAATTTCTTTTGTTGGCGGTGTTGGTAATGTTCCAGACTTTATTATGGAAACAGAGATGGAGGACTACACTAGACCTCCTTCATCACGAACAGAAACTACAGTTGATATAAGTAAACTAGAAGATACTCCAGTAACAGAAACTCAGCCTACTAGAGAGTCTTTCTTACCTTCAGATCAGCCTTCAGGAGGAGGCGGTGGTGGAGCAGCAGGAGGTACTGGTTTAGCAGGAGGCGCTACAACAACTACTTCTGGTTCAGTAAGTGTAACTCCTTCTGTTGACTACACTGCACCGGGATCAGTTACCTCCAGTTTATTTGGAGATGTACTAAATACTGCTGCTGCGGTTGAGAGTTCTGACACTTCAACATCTCCAGTAACTCCTGTAGCTACTACTGCTCCTGTTACAGAAACAACTCAGCCTACAACCACAGAGCCTACAAGTATCCTTGAAGATACTACTGATGATACTACTACTGCTCCTGATACTATAGGTGGGGGATCAACAGGAGGCGTTGAAGAACCTATAAGCACTGGGGGTGCTGAAGGTACTGGCGCTGAAGGCGGCGCTAGTGGCGGTACTGATGACGGTAGTGGTACTGAAGGTGACGGAGCTTCGGGTCAAGAAGGTGGTGATGACACTGCTGGAGACGGCACTGATGCAGGTGGAGGCGCTGGTGATGCCGGTGACGCTGAAGGTGCAGGAGATGGCACTGGAGAAGGTGAAGGCACAGGAGAAGGAACTGGAACAGGAGAAGGCACTGGTGACGGTGATGGAACAGGTAGAGGCTCAGGTGCAGGAGAAAGTTTAGGTATTGGTGGAGCAGGGGGTATTGGGACATCTATGTTCTCAGACTATCTTTACGGTTTTAAGCGCCCTCAAATTTTACAGCCAACGCTACAGTTAGGAACTTACCAAGCCCCTGTATTTCAGGGTTTATTTAGAGGAATTAGATGAGTACCACATATTTGAATATAGTCAACGAGGTACTACGTAGGTTACGTGAAGACGAAGTATCTGCCGTTGCTAACACAGCTTACTCTAAGATGGTAGGCGACTTTGTAAATGATGCTAAACGCATTGTAGAAGATGCACATGAGTGGTCTACGTTACGTACAACTATTATTGTACCTACTGTAGCAGACACTACAGAATACAGCTTGACAAACGCTGGAGAACGTGTTAAAATATATAGTGCTATTAACGACACATCAAACTTCTTTATGCGTTATGAGTCACCTAACTGGTTTAATAACGCATATTATATCTCTGGTGAAGTCACAGGCACTCCAGACTCCTACACGTTTAGTGGTATAGACAGTAATGAGGATACTAAAGTACGTGTGTACCCTAAGCCTGACGCAGTGTACTCTATGCGCTTTGATTTAATTGCTAGAGAAGATGAACTGTCTAGTGATACAGACACTACAGTGTTACCTAAGAACGCTATTATTCACAACGCTGTAGCTTTGTTGGCTAGAGAACGTGGTGAGACAGGCGGTACTACTGCACAGGATTACTTCTTAATTGCAGACAAGCATCTGTCAGACGCTATTGCAATAGATGCTTACAAGAATCCTGAAGAATTTATATATACGGTACCCTAATGGCTGAACAACGTCAGAACATATACATAGGCGCTCCAGGATTCAAAGGTCTTAACACACAGGACTCTCCTGTAACACAAGACCCTGCCTTTGCATCTATTGCTGAGAATGCTGTTATTGATAAGTACGGCAGGATTGCAGCACGTAAGGGTCTAAAGAAGATCACAAGCAGTGCTACGCCTTTAGGGTCTAGTGTCGGTATAGAGGCTGTCTTTGAGTACGTAGATCAAAGCGGTGACAAAGTAGTGTTTTCCGCTGGTAACAACAAGGTGTTTACTGGCACTACTACACTCACTGACGCTACGCCTAGTGGCTACACGCCTACGGCAAACAACTGGAAGATAATAAACTTCAACAATCATGCTTACTTCTTTCAAAGAGGACATGAGCCGTTAATTTACACTGATGAGTCTGGCTCTGGTGTGCTTGATAACATAAGCGACCACAGCCATGCTACAGGTACAGCACCACAAGCTAATGAAGCTCTAGCAGCTTTTGGTCGTGTATGGGCTGCTGACGTTACTAGTAACAAGCATACTGTTTACTGGTCTGACTTACTGAATGGTCATGCGTGGACAGGTGGTTCTACAGGATCTTTAGACTTAACTACTGTGTTCCCTGAAGGCTTTGATGAGATAGTAGCACTTAGAGAGTTTAACAACTTTCTAGTTATCTTCTGTAAGAGAAGCATCTTACTGTACTCTGGTGCATCTTCTCCTGCAAGCATGACGTTATCCGATGTTATTACTGGTATTGGCTGTATTGCTAGGGACAGTGTACAGGCAATAGGTACAGACTTGATCTTCCTGTCTGACTCTGGCTTGCGTAGCTTAGGTAGAGTTATACAAGAGAAGTCTAACCCTATAGGCAATGTGTCTAAGAATGTAAGAGACACTATGATGTTGGCAGTCAACGCTGAAACAAAAAACATCAAGTCTGTTTACAGTCCAGAAGAATCTTTTTATCTTTTGTTCTTACCAACGTCCTTAGAAGTCTATGTGTTTGACATGAGAGGAACACTAGAGGACGGTAGCTATAGAGCAACTATATGGACAGGTGTAACAGCACTGTCTGGAGCTAGGCTTGCAGATGGTACTTTGTACCTTGGTAATGCTAAAGGCATAAATGAGTACGATGAGTTTCTGGATGACACAGACACTTATACAATGAAGTATTTTACAAATCCTATGTCTTTTGGTGATCCTTCCAGAATTAAGATGTTGAAGGAAATATCCTTTACAGTCATAGGTGGTTCAGGTAGTCAAGTGATTGGCAACTGGGCTTATGATTATACAGAAGGTTACAGTAAACAAGCGTTTACAGTAGCCACAAGTTTAATTGCTGAATATGGTGTCTCTGAGTACAATGTTAGCACATCGGAATATAGTGCAACCATTGTTATTGACGTAGCTAAAGTAAAAGCTACAGGCTCAGGCAAAGTCGCTACTATCGGTATTGAAGCAATAATTAATGGTGGCGCTTTGTCAATACAAGAGTTAAACACTGAGGCAATTTTAGGTAGGTTAATTTAATGAGCAATTACACAAAGACAACAAACTTTGCAGCTAAAGATAGCTTACCCTCCGGTAACGCTAACAAGATTGTCAAAGGCACTGAGATTGATACAGAGTTTGACAATATTGCAACTGCATCAGCAACTAAGGCAAACATAGCTAGCCCTACGTTTACTGGTACTGTAACTATACCAACTGTAGATCTAAACGGTGGAGCTATAGACGGGACTACTGTAGGCGCATCTACTGCTGCTGCTATTACAGGCACAACCATTGTAGCTAACACTAGCGTTAACATTGCTGGTGATGGTGCTACTGTAACTGGTATTAAAGATGAAGACGATATGTCTTCCAACAGTGCAACTAAACTAGCTACACAGCAGTCAATCAAAGCCTACGTAGACTCACAGGTAACTGCACAGGACTTAGACTTCCAAGCAGACTCCGGTGGTGCGTTGAGCATTGACCTGGACTCAGAGACTCTTACGTTTACTGGAGGCACTGGTGTAGACACTAGCGGCTCTGGTAACGCTGTAACCTTTGCTATTGACAGCACTGTAGCTACGCTCACTGGTACGCAGACGTTAACCAATAAGACGCTTACGTCACCTACGCTTAACACACCTACCATTGGTACTTCGTTTACTATTGGCTCCGCTACTATTACTGAAGCAGAACTAGAGATCTTGGATGGCGCTACAGTAACTACAGCAGAGCTAAATGTACTGGACGGTATTACCAGCACTACTGCTGAACTAAATATCCTAGATGGCGTAACGTCTACCGCAGCAGAGCTAAACATCTTAGACGGCGTTACTTCTACTGCTGCTGAGTTAAATATCCTAGATGGAGTCACTGCTACTACAGCAGAACTGAACATCATAGATGGTGTAACCTCTAGCACTGCTGAACTTAATATCCTAGATGGTGTCACAAGCACAACAGCAGAACTTAACATTCTTGATGGAGTTACTGCTACCACAGCAGAACTGAATTACGTTGATGGGGTTACGTCTAATGTACAGACACAGTTAGATGCTAAGGCTCCTATTGCTGGAGCTACGTTCACAGGTACTACTACCATACCTACTGCTGACATCAATGGTGGAGCTATAGATGGGACAGCTATTGGCGCTGCCTCTGCATCCACAGGTGCTTTCACCACTATATCTGCATCAGGAAATGTAGACTTCAATGGTGATTTAGACGTTGATGGCACGACCAACCTTGATGCTGTAGATGTAGATGGCGCTGTAAACTTTGCAGCAGACGTAACCTTTGCAGATGGTGCAGACATCATCACCGCATCCGCAGGCACAGATAATGTTCGGTTAGGTGAAAACGCAGGTGCGTCTATTGCTTCTGGTGGCGATAGAAATGTCACTATCGGCAAAAGTGCTGGTACAGCAATTACCACAGGCGATAGAAATGTGGCTGTCGGACATCAGGCATTGCTTACAAATACACAAGGGAGTAGGTCTGTTGCTGTAGGACACAACGCACTAAGCATTCAGAATTATGGTAGTGCTACGGATGCTTTCAATACGGCTGTGGGACATGAAGCAGGAGCAGCAGTCAGCACGGGAGTTCAAGACACTCTCATCGGAGGTTTATCTGGTGACGCTCTTACTGTAGGTCATAGTAATACCGCACTTGGTTATTTTTCTTTAAGCTCAGACACAGCAGGCAATGCTAGTGTAGCAATTGGACATTCAGCATTACTTGCACAAAACTTCACTACAGCCACCAATACTTTTAATACGGCAGTTGGCTACGCAGCAGGTGCAGCAGTCACCACAGGATTTGAGAATGTTCTCATTGGCGGTCAGGCTGGCGATGCACTGACTGATTCTGACCGTAATACAGCGGTTGGATATGCTTCACTAACTTCAAATACGCTAGGTCAATACAACACAGCTATGGGTTATTTTGCTCTAGGTGCTGCAAATCATACAACAGCTACAGATGCTTACAATACGGCGGTAGGCTATGTTGCAGGTGGCGCAATCACTACGGGACAATACAACACCCTTATCGGAGGTCTTGCTGGTGATTCGTTAACGACGCCAAACCATAATGTTGCTGTTGGATACAGCGCATTAACCGCTGATACCCAAGGGCAAGGCTCAACAGCTATCGGAAGATTTGCTCTTGGAGCGCAAAACTTTACTACTGCAACAGATACTTACAACGTAGGCGTGGGCTTCAATGCAGGTGTATCAGTCACCACGGGAGTTCGTAATACTCTCATGGGTGCCTTTGCTGGTGACGGACTAACGGATGCTGACTCCAATACAGCTATTGGTTACGGTGCATTAGACAGTGACACTTTAGGCAGCAGCACTACTGCTGTTGGTTATCAGGCTTTACACTTACAAAACTTCACATCTGCTACAAATTCTTATAACACAGCCGTTGGACTTAATGCCGGCAAGTCAGTCACCACGGGACAGAGCAATACTTTCGTGGGTGCCAGTGCAGGTGATGGCACTGATGATGGAAATAATAATGTAGCCGTTGGGTATGAAGCACTTTCTGGAAACTGTGGAAATAATAATGTAGGCGTTGGGTATGTTGCTCTCCAAAGTTGCACAGGTACGGACAATACGGCTGTAGGCCCAGCAGCGGGTTTACAAGTAACAAGCGGCTCTAACAACCTTGCTCTTGGACACGATGCTTTGAGGTCAGGTAGTCCGGGTGGCCCAGCAAGCAGCGATAACAATGTGGTTGGTTTGGGCGATGAAAACATTGCCTCACTTCACTGCCAAGTTGGTCTCACTGTATCTTCTGACCAACGCGACAAGACGGATTTTGTTGACTTAGACCTTGGCTTGGATTTTGTTAAAGGCTTAGAACCTGTTACCTACTATTGGGACAAGAGAGCAAAATATCTCAACAGAAATAACAAAGATGGTACGCCAAATGAGGACTACGATCTTGATACTGCAACACCAGACGGTACGCACAAAGAAGATTGGATGGATGTCGGATTTAAGGCTCAATCTGTACAGGCTCTTGAAGAGGCCGCTGGGTATACATCTGATGCTAAGAAAAACTTGACAGTATCGGTCAATGCAGACGGTAAACAACTAGGGTTGAAGTACGAAAAGTTCATACCAATCCTTGTCAAAGCCATCCAAGACCAAGACGAAATTATTACTGCACTCACTGCTCGTATTGAAGCACTAGAATCATAGGAGACTAAAATGTCTGAAGTAAGAACCGACGAAGAAAAAGCACAGATGTATCAAGCCATGCTGGGTGGCGCTAACGTCATCACAAGTGTGCTTGATGCCGACAATGAGTACGGCAACGATCTGACCAATGAAGAAAAGAAAGAGCGTGTACTGCGTAGTGCGGGATACTTGGAATCAGGCAAGGCGTTAGATGATTGGGGTTCAGAAGACTTCAGCGCCATTGATTCTGCTGTAACCGCAGCAAAAGCCTATACACCATGAAGCAAGATCAGACGCAAACACTTGACTTGGCTTTAGAAGCACTAGAGAAGATAGCTCAACATGAGAAAGAATGTGGTGAACGCTGGGGCGAAGCTACTGCTGAACTTCGGCAGCTTAAAGAACTAGCTGCTGCCCATGCGTTGAAGTGGGAGCGCCTGGCTTGGCTTGTTGTTACTGTTGTGGTGACAGGTGCAGCCTCCGTGATAACAACAGTATTGACATAGAGAGAATATAAATGAGTGATGAAACTTTAACTCCAGATCAGCTAAAAGAGCTTTATGGTGTGTCAGACCTCAATGAGTTAGCAGGACTTATGGGGGGAGTAGGAGGACTTGGAGGTCTTTTAGGTAACTTCTTTACAGGAGGCGCTGCTGACTCACTTCTGGGTGCAGGCTTAGGCTATAATCTTTTTGATAATTTAAGTTCTTTAGGCAGAACTGCACAAGAAGAATCTCTTAAAATAGGAGAGGCAGCTAAAGCAGATGCAGCCTTTAGACCCTTCACTGTCTCTACTGGCTTTGGTGGCGTAAGTACCACACCTGAAGGTGGGTTTGCTACTACACTAGACCCACAGCAAGCTGCACAACAACAACAGCTACAAGCTCTCACAGGCACCTTACTGGGTGGTATGGGAGGAGTAGCACCAGATGTATCAGGTATCCAAGAACAGGCTCTAGGAGGCGTTGGTGGCTTTCTAACGGGTGCTATGGCTCCTATGGCACAGAGAGAAGCTGATGTCTATGAGCGCATTAGAGCTACTCAACGCCCTGAAGAACAACGTCAACAGCTTGCATTGGAAGAACGTCTAGCTTCACAGGGACGTACAGGATTACGTACAGCTATGTTTGGTGGTTCTCCTGAGCAGTTTGCTTTAGCACAGGCACAGGAAGAAGCTAAGGCTAGAGCATCTCTAGGTGCGCTAGAACAAGCACAAGCAGAGCAGTTGCAACAAGCAGGACTTGCTGAAAGCATGTTTGGTCTTGGCTCTGGTGCTGCTGCACTACCTGCTTCACTACAGCAAGGACAGTTAGGCAACATTGGTGCTGCTTTAGGGTTACAATACTTACCTGAACAACAGCTACTTGCTTCACTGACTCCAGCCGTGAACATTGCTAGTATTGCTGATCTTGGGAGACGTGAAGGTGCTGGTCTACGAGGTGAAGCAGCAATGACAGGACTAGAGGGACGTATAGCTGCTGAGAAGGCTAGAACTGAAGGTCTTGCAAGTATCTACAGTGCGTTGTTAGGTGCCCAAGGTAACGTAGGTGCTGCTGCTGCTGGAGGAGCTACAGGCTCTGGTGGTTTGTTATCTGCACTTGCAGGTTTAATTTAAGGAGGAGTAAGTAATGGCTAGACTAGGAGGTAATTTAGCAGGGTTGTTTACTAATAATCCTGTAAACGCTGTAAGTGCAACAGGTCAGCCTTTGATTGGCGGAAGTCAGTCTGCAAACCTATTGGCAAGAAGTGTTGGTGGTTTGCTTGGTAGAGACATGAGGACTCCGCAGGAGAAAGTACAGCAGGAACTAAAGTTAGTTAAAGACCCTACTTCTCCTGAAGGTATGCTCAAACAAGCTGAGATATTTAGCAGGTTAGGAGATCCTAAATCTGTAGCTTACGCAGCCCAATTAGCAGCACAAGCTAGAACTTTACAGACTGCTGAAACACTTAGGACTCAGACTGAGAAAGGTAGAACAGCTAGAAAAACTTGGTTAGACGCAAACGCTCCAGAGTATGCCTCTTTGTATGAAGACTACGGTATTTCTGATGAAGGTGTAGACTCTTTAAGAGAAACTATGCGAGGAGAAGAAGTAGCTAAAAAGTTAGCTAATCAAGGTAAGGTTCAAAAGCGTAGAGCTTTTACTTCTTTAATTTCTATGTATGGAAAGAGTGGAGGAATTAGTGCTGCTAGACAAGCAGAGTTACAAACTAAAATATCCGCTGGTGATTTAGATGGCGTTGAGTATAATGATTTTGTAGAGCAATACAAGCCTGAGCCTACTAAAGCTAACAGAGTAAACGTGTTAAGGGATGTAGACCCTGATGATCCTTCTAAAGGAACTATAGTAGAAGGTTGGCGTGAAAATGAAGAAGGTAACTTTTATGATCCCCTGACAAACACATGGGATAATGGGGAATCTAGAGGTTTTAGAAGACTAGCAGGAAAAGGTAAAGATGCTGAAATAGGCACTGCTGAAGCTATGGGTTCTCCTGAATTGAAAGGGGCCATGCTAAGATACAACGCAGCTAAAGCAGCAGGTTTAGCAGATTCTTTAGCTGATACTTACACAAAATTAAGTGAGATAGGGGATGTAGCAACATTAGCTGCTCAATATGCTTCTTCATCTCCTCTTACAAGAGCAGGGCTTCAGGCAGCAGGATCTCCTGCCGGAGAAGCAGCGGCTGAGATTGCTTTAGCAGGTGACGCTATAACTGAGTTTGTAGGCAGAGTTTCTTCTGGAACACAAATTAGAATAGATGAAGAAGGTAAGTTCCGCAGAACATTATTACCTACGGCTGCTGACTTTAATAACCCTAGGGCTATCTTTAGAAAACTTGCAAATACTCAGATAGGACTAGGTATAACATTCTTAAACGCTGCTGACCCAAGCAGTGTTGATAACGAAGCTGCAATGAGCACTATTAATAGCATGGCTAGAGTGCCTATTACGCCTGAAATAGAAGAACTTGTAGATACAGGTAATTTTAGGGAGGCTCTTGATTTACGTACAATGCAGTTGTCTCAAGAGTTTGGCATACCTTTAAGTAAACTAGCTCCTGAGCTTGCGTCACAAGCGCCAAGTATGATAGACTTTGAAAACCTACCAAATAGTAGAACTAGAGTAAACTAAAATGCCTGATGTAAGACTACCTAACGGTACTATTGTAAAAAATGTTCCTGAAGGGATGACTCAAGCTGAGTTAAAAGCTACTTTAATAGAAAAAGGAGCAGCTACTGAAGAAGACTTTGTTGTAGCAGCGCCTGTGCGTCCTGAAAAACCTGAAGTTAACACTGAAGCTATTGAAAACTTAGAGAAACAAGCTGAAGTAGATCCTGTTGGCGCTTTTAATGCTTTAGCTTCTGGTGTTAACAGGGGTGTGTTTGACATGATAGATTTACCTATCAGCCTAGCTAATCTTGCTGTTAGTGGAATAAACAGTTTAAGCGGTCAAGAAATTATCCCTAAAGCTACCTTACCTAGTGTTGCTTTAGACATGGCTACTGAGTATTTTACTGGCGTGCCTGTAGTCACTGAAGGCACTAAAATGAAGGCTGACGTAGACACAGGAATTGAGCGTACTCTGTATAAAACAGGACAGTATGGTGTTGGGGGCTTTCTTTCTGGGATGACACTAACACCACAGTTAGCTAAGTTAGGAACAACTGTTCCTTTAAGACCTTTCATGCGTCCGCAAGCAGGTAAAGTAGCCGCTACTGAAACAGGGGTAGGCACTACGGCAGGCTTTGGAGCAGGTGTAGCGTCAGAACTTGTCCCTGATAGTCCAGGAGCAGAGTTTACAGGCGCTCTAGTAGGATCTTTAGCCCCTAGTGCATTAGCACAAACAGGTAAAATAACAGTTCAACAAGTTAGAGACTTGTATGAGCCGTTTACAAGGTCTGGAGTAGAACGTAGAGTAGCGGAACAGCTACAGACAGCTTCTAAAAATACTGATGAAGCTTTAGATAGTTTAAGTAGAAGTCTTCTTATACTAGAAGACGCAGGGATTGACCCTAGTACAATGACTACTGCTCAGTTAGTAGATGATCCTCAATTAGCAGCTACCTTACAAGGACTGTCTAAAGATTTCTC